GTATTTAAATGGCTAATCAAGCAATAGTAAATAAAATTCTAAAAGGTAAAGACGGTACAATGTGGTTCAATGGCAGTGAATTAGCCACTATGGTTAAAATTGATGCTAAGGTAAAAGGAAAGTTTGAAGATGTGAATTTTTGCAATGACAATTCGACTTATCAATCATATTCGGGATGGAGTGGAGAAGGTACATTTACATGCAAAAAGATAGATTCAACCGTCTTTAAGATGGTTGCTGATGCTTATAAAAGCGGAGTAATGCCAACTATAAAAATCATAACTAAGTTGACTGATGTTAGTACGGGAAATAGCGAAAGAACATCTATAGAAGGGGTAGTTATAACCGAGTTTGCGTTGGCATCTTTTGAAGCTAGTAAAATGCTTGAAGAAGAATTTCCCTTCAAGTTTTCAAAATATGACGTATTAGAAACAATATAACCAATTAGGCACTCAAACGAGTGCCTTTTATTAATAAGAAAATAATTAAAATTTAAATAAATGGAGGAATTACAATGGAAGAAAATACAGTAATAACAAATGAAGCGGTGGCAGTAGTAAGGGAAAAGGCTACATTAAATGATTTTATAGCAAAGAAGATTAAGAAATCAGAAGCGAAAGATAAAACAATTGACGTGTATGTAACAAGCATGGGTAAAACAATTACTTTAAGTAATCCAAGTGAGGATTTAATACTTGAATATGCGAATTCAATCGGAGATAATACCGATTTAAAAGTTAATTTAGAAGCAAATAGAAAATTAATTTATAAATGTTGTGCCGAATTACAAACACAAGACGTTCAAGATGGATTAGAAGTTAAAGACCCGTTAGACGTTACAAGAGTGTTATTTGATATAACTGACGTACAAGAAATAATGAACCAATTTAACACTTTATTATCAAATAAAAATGTTGAAGCAGAAATAAAAAACTAATCGAGCATGATGCAGAAACAAACTTAATTGCTTTTTATGTAGTTCATGGTCATAAATTAGAAGATTTATTGAACATGGATTATGTAGAAAGAGTGTTTTTACATTGTGCAAGAGAAGAACATTATAACGAAGAAAAAATGAAATGGAAATCTATACTTAGGGAGGTGAATTTATAAAATATGGCAAGTAAAACGATATCCACCATACTCAATTTGAAAGATAATTTTAGTTCTACAATCAAGAATACAACCGCAAATACGAACGCATTTACTAAACAAGTTGCGAGTAGTAAATCAATAATATCATCATTTGCAAATGGTGCTAGTAGTTCCTTTAAAAATATTGCAGGTTCAATTCTTGGTATTGCTGGAACATATGTAGGAGTTAAAGCGGTTTTTAATTATGTAAAAGATGGAGTCGAAATGGCGAAAGCTAGTGAAACGGGTTTAGCACAATTAGGGGCGGTTTTAACATCTACTAATGATGCGTGTGGAATGTCAAAGGATGCAATATTAGAACTAGCTGGTTCATATGGTTCATATACAACATATGGAAAAGGTGCAGTTTTAGCGGGTGAAAATCTTCTTTTAACATTTACTGGTTTAGGTAAAGACATATTACCCGACGTTACTACAACAATGCTTGATATGAGTACCGCACTAGGTCAAGACGTAACTGCATCAGCAATGACACTTGGTAAAGCATTGAATGACCCAGCAACGGGACTCACTAAGTTGACAAAACAGGGTGTAACATTTACAGAAGAACAAAAAAACCAAGTTGCGGCAATGGTTAAATCTGGAAATACATTAGGAGCTCAAAAAATCATGCTTCAAGAATTACAAAAGGAGTTCGGAGGAAGTGCGAAAGCAATCGGAGATACGTTACCGGGAAAAATTATAATCATGCAAAATGCTTTTAAGGGTATTCAAAAGAGCATTGGTGAGAAGTTTATACCAGTGCTATTCAATATATACTCATTTGCAGTTGCACAGATGCCAAATATAAAAGCAATTTTTACAAGTGTATTTAATGAAGTGGGTAATGTTGTAACTACAGTGATGGACATTTTCACAAATGAGGTACTACCAGTTCTTACTGATTTATGGACAACCGCACAACCAACCCTTGCAAATTTAAAAGATGGATTTATTGAATCGTTTGGGAAAATAAAAACAATTGCTGGTGATGTGTTCAATAATATTAAAACTTTTGTTGATAATAACAAAGGTGCTTTTTTAGATTGTATTGAATCAATCTTTAAATTAGGTAAAACAATTTATGATGATTTAGAACCAAAGATAATGAACCTAGTTAAGACCGTATTACCAGCGTTACAAGGTGCTTTTGAAGGTAATAAGGGCATTATTAATGATGTTTTAAAAATCGCAACTGATGCATTTAATTTTATTAATGACCATTGGGGAACAATTAAGCCACTTGTTGAAGGAATAACTTTAGCGGTTGCGGGATGGAAGCTTGGATTATTCCTCACTGAATTACAGATAAAGGCGGTTGCGTTAACTTCAAAAGCATTCGAAGGTGTAAAAATTGCAATTCAAGCTATTCAAGGTTGGACTGATTTATGGGCATTAGCACAATGGGGGGTAAATGGTGCAATGGATGCAAATATCATAGGTGTTGTTATACTTGGAATCGAGTTGTTAGGTTTTGCAATATATGAAGTAATACAACACTGGCAAGATATTTGCACATGGATTTCAACTACATGGGACAAGTTAAAAAACAATCCAGTAGCTGAATTTATTGTGAATATGAACCCATTTACTGGATTGTTATATGAAATTGCAAAACATTGGACTGATATTACAGATGCAATATCCAAAGCTTGGGACTGGTTAACTAAATGGAATGGTACCAAGATGGAAGATAAAAAAGCAAATGCCTACACAACTCAAGAAAATTCTCAAAATACCAATACTGAAAATGCTTTTAATACCAATTCAGCAGGAAATGTTCCAAGTTCAAATGATACAGATGATAATACTAGCTATAAGGCTACAGGAACGCATTATTGGAAGGGCGGTTCCGTTATAGTTGGAGAGCATGGCAGAGAATTAGTTAATTTACCCGCTGGAAGTAAAGTGAGTACCGCAAGTGAAACACAAAAAGCAATGGGCGGTAATGGTGGCGGTGATGTTCATATTTATTTTAATGGAAATGTGGGCACAGAAGAATTTTTTAATCAAGCTGGTGAGTTTATAGCACAAAAAATTAGAACTGGATTATTGAACCAATAGAAAGTGGAGGTGTAAACATTGAGTACAAATATATTTATATCAGATTATAAAAAAACAAAAGTGTTACAATTTCCAACAATACCCGCTGAATTACCTTCACTTTCTACGAATGTTAAAAATGAAGAATTTGAAACATATAATAATGGCACTTTTAATTTTATAGAGCAACAAGGATTATATACATTTACATTAACAGACTGGTTGCCCGCTGATGCTAGTAAACATTATTACTGTAAAAGCAAAGTAAATGCACTTGAAATAATTAATTTAATTAATGATAGTGTTGCAAATGTAGAACCCATATGCCTAACTATTACGGGGGCTAGTGATAAATACGTAAACAATACATTTAGTGTTGAATCGTGGTCATATAATATTAAGCAAAATGGGGATTATAAATATTCTTTAGGGGTTAAATTGTGGCGAGAATCTACCACAACCGTTAAATCAAGTACAACCACTATTGGATGGGGTCAAGATTCCACAGGCTGGTATTATTACACCGACACCGCTGGAACTTATTATAAAGATTCATGGCAGTTAATTGATAATGAGTGGTATAGTTTTGACCCGCAAGGGTATGCCCGTCAAAGTGTGTGGATTCAAGATGGCGGAGTTTGGTATTACTTAAAAGATTCTTGTAAAATGGCTAGAAGTGAAACCCTTCATGTAAGTGGTGTTGAATATACTTTCGATTCATCGGGGGCATGGGTTTAGTATGTATAAATTAATTGTTGAAAATACAGACATAATATCATACTCAAACACCATTGCATGGAATAATGATTCTGAAACACTAGGAACTCAATTGACTTTTGACAGTATAAAGGAATTTCCCACTGGTTCAGTAGTGTCATTGTGGAATGATTCACTTGAAATTGTACGGGGTGAAGCTATTAAGCCGACTCAAAAACGCTGGAATTATAGTTATGTGTGTCAAGATTATTCTTTTTATTTAAAGAATAAAGTTGTCAAACAATTTAATAATGTATGTGCTAGTGATGCCATTAGTTCATTATTAGGCGGTGCGTATATAGTTGGTGATATTGTTTCAATACCCACAATCATTACAAAACTATATAAGGGTAAAACATTAGCTGAAATCATTGAGGATATATTGACACTAGCCGAAGCCGACCAAGGTGTAACATATTTTAAAGAAATCGAAGGGAATATTTTATATATTAGAAAACTAGAAGATATGATTATCACACCTAATATTATATTACCCAAAGATATCAGCATTGAGAAATCAATGGAGAATATGAAAAATAGAATTGAAGTTACCGCAAGTGGTGAAAGTAATACATCCATTTTAGCAGTTGCAGAAGGTACAAGCGACCAGCAAAACTTTTATGGATTATTAATTGACCAATTGACCGTAGATGATAAGAACACCGCACAGGCACAAAATATTGCAAATAATGCGTTATTAACCAGTAATAAAATTGCGTACCAATCAACTTTTGAAGTGGTTGCAGTCGATGGCGGTGACACGATAAAAGCAAATAGAATGATATATCTGAAAGCGGGTACTAGGTTGGATGGGTATTATAAAATAAAAAGTGCAAATCATACACTCACTAAGGGTATTCACAAAGTTAACATATGTATAGTTTGGTAGGGGGTGAAGTATGACCACTTGGGATACCTATATAATAAAACAATTAAAAAACAGAGATAACATAGACCCCGATGAAGCAGTAATAGGAGATATCATATCAATAGACCCTATTACTGTATCAATACTAGATGGACAAGCCATCTTTACTAATGGGGTTAACTGCTTCATTGGTGAAAGCTTAAAGAGCATCACGGGGCAGATAACTATAAATGGTAATACAACTACAGATTTTACAATCACAAGAACCTTATCGATTGACGATAAGGTTCTTTGTTTACCCATAAATAAGGGTCAAAAGTATGTAATAGTTGATAAAATTTCATAAGAGTGAGGTGTGAAGATGTTCCCAACTCAAACAACCACAACTACTACCAGCACAACAAGCCCTGGTAAAACTTTGAACTTTGATTTTGAAACTGGTGAGTTTGTTATTAAAGATGGAAAAGTTGAAGTTTTAACTGGTATTGATGGTTTAAAAATGTGGGTTAAAAAAGTATTAAAAACAGAAAAAAATAAATTCAAAATTTATAATACCACCGATGTTGAAAAGTATGGGATTTCATTAATGGAAATTGTGGCGAGTGGCCACCCGCTGGATTATATCAAGTCCCAACTGATGCAAGAAATTACTGACACATTAGTAAAAAATCCCGACATTACGTCAGTTTATAATTTTGCATTTAATCGGGATGTAAAAAGAAAAGTAACTGTCAGTTTCACAATATCAAGCATATATGGGACTACAGGAAGTGAGGTGACAATATAAAATGAGCACTTATGACAAAGCCACTATACAGGCAAGACTACTTGCAAATATATCTGATGATTATGATAAGACCGAAGGTCAATTCATATATGATGTAGAAAAACCAGTATCAATTGAACTTGAAGGTGTTTACACAACTCTAGATGGAATGTTAGATAAAAGATATGCGGATACTGCAACTGGTAAAAATTTAGATAGAATAGTGAAAGGCGTGGGATTAACTAGAAAGGTTACTATTAAATCATATGGTCATGTTACAGTTTCGGGGATAGTAGGTAGTGCCATTAATAAGGGTGAATATGTGGCTAGTGATTCAGTTAATTTTCAATTTACAGAATCGGCTTCGATTCCATTAACTGGAAGTATAACGGTTGGTATTGAGTGCGTAAGTTATGGAACAATCGGTAATGTACCCGCTGGAGCAATAAAGTATTTCCCCAAAACTTTACAAGGACTTCAAACTGTAACTAATCTTAATGAGATTAATAATGGATATGATGAAGAATCAAACGAAGCATTGAGAATAAGATATTATGCTAAAGTTCAAACCCCAGCCACATCGGGTAACAAATATCATTATCGAAATTGGGCATTAGAAGTTACAGGAACAGGGAACGCACGTGTAATTCCATTATCATATGGAAAGGGTACAGTTAAGATTATAATAATAAATTCAAATAATGTCGGTGCAGATGAAACCTTAGTAAGTGCGGTAAAGAATTACATCGACCCAGTTGATGGAATGGGGGAAGGTCAAGCACCCATAGGGGCAGTTTGTACAGTTGTTTCAGCTACAGAACTACAAATTAATATAACCGTTGCATTGATAATTGACACATTGAACACAACTTCAGATGAAGTTATAAGCAATATAGAAAATTCAATAACAGAATATTTAGCAACAATAGCATTTAATCAAAGTTATGTATCGTATGCAAAAATAGGAAGTATAATTTTAAATTCAACTTATGTGCAAGATTATAGTAATTTGAAATTAAATGGTGGAGTTGTTAATGTTCCCATAGCTGATTCCGAGGTGGCTATATTAGGTGGTGTTGTACTTGGATAAAACCACATTATTATCATACCAACCGAGTTATTATAAAAATAGTAAGGTCATTGATAACATTAATAATGCTAATGCTAATGAATTAAATTTAGTTAATTCTAAAATTACAGATGTGTATAATGATTGTTTTTCAGATACAGTAAGCACTACCATTTATAGATTGGAAAATGAGTTGGGCATAACTACAAACTCACAAAAAACATTACAACAAAGATGGA